TCCACTTACTAAATTTGATTTGGTATTCCATACCATACTGTTCAGTAAGGTATTGTGGATTACCGCCATCAAGACTCAATACATATGGTTCTTCCATAAGAAGACAGACGCCACGTTTGTCGTCTCCTTCTCCATCAAAGATTTCTTTCAGTTCAGCAATAACACGATCGCCAGTTTTCAAAGTTAAAATTGATACTGCCATAGTTATTATGAATTCTTTCTAAGTTTACCATTAAAAAAAGGCACCGTCAAGTGCCTTCCATTTTTATTTAGAACCAAGTTTTTCGTTTCTGTTTTTCTGGTAGGTTCTTGACAAGAAGAACTTTAAGAAGACCATCTTCAAATTTCACATCTTCCACTTCTACATCATCTGCCATTTGCCAGTTGCGTGAAAATGTTCTGTATGAAATTCCCTTGTGGGAATATTTACGTTCTTTATCCGGTGGTGCTTTCTTAGCAGATACTGTTAGAACATTTCGTTCTGTTGTGACTTCAATATCTTTTCCTGAAAATCCTGCAAGAGCGACTTCCAGCAAGGTTCTGCCATCATGTCCGTCCACCACATTGTACGGTGGGTAATTTGATCCACCTCCCGCAATAGCTTCAAGTCTGCTGAATGTTTCATCAAATCCGATTGAATAGGGAGTATATGTTTCCCAGTTAATGTTTACCATGTCCTTAAATAAGCGACGTTTACGTTAAGACCCCGAAGGCATCTTGCGTAAAAGGGGGGTGTTTCCACCCCGATCCTCTCACAGTATTATTTAACAACAACTGTTTAACCTTTAATAACGGTTTTCCTTATTAAAAGTTGCGGTTTACTCTACCGTAGTTTTCTTACGACCGATGTTGTACTTTGACTCAAGTGTCCATTCACCTTTCTCCCTGAAAGACAAGACTTTAATTTGATTCAGTGGTGCCAGATCTTCAATCTTACTAGCATCAACAACACTAACCAGTCCCCAATCACTAAGTAATTGAATGATACGATTACGACGTTGAACATCATTCAAAGAAAGATTTGTATTCTTGCCATCAAGAGCAAACAACTCCTTGAAGTGAACGATATAATACTTACCTTGTTTATGTAAGATATGACAAGACTGATAGATCTTTTTTTCTTTACGAGATGCTACTCCAATACGTGTTAGAGTTTCTCTTACCTTAAGAAAGTCGTCTGGTTCTCCAAGAACCACTTCAACCATATCAGTTTGTTTCCATTGGATTATAGTTTCATCACTCATTGTCTTCCACCTTTATTCAATACCTTGGTAATATGATCTAATTGATCCTTGGTGAGAATCCTAAGTGCCTGGAGTGCTTTATCGTCATTATAACCATAATACTCTTTAACTACTTCAAGATAATCAATAGAATCTTTTCTTGCCCAAGGAGAGAAACGCTTCCTCGGTTTCACACTATTTAGTAGAAAGTCATATTGTAACTTCTTTGGTAGATGAGAACTTTTATTCATCTCATTTACGTATAGGATAGTATCAGTGAAAGAAGACAAGCACCTGTTAACAATATAAGGAGGATACCCTCGCTCAGAATCAACGTCATCATCTAGAATACTTTTCTTTGATTGGTTAATTGAATACAGGTAATCTTTCAATTGATACATTATTAAATCCAGTCAGGTTTGTGGTGTGGTAATCGTAGGTAGTTATCTTTCACCCAAGGCTTGGATGCGATATACATTTTGTATGCTTCGATAGTAGTGATACTATCATCAAATTTATACTCCTCAGGCATTGCTCGAACAAAAGGAGTGTGATCATCCCATCTTACATCAGGAATGATTTTGTCAGCAGCAAGAAGAGTGGTAAAACAGGTATGAACTTTTGCATAGCGAGCAGCATATTCACTACAGAGAGCAAACCCATGAGCAAGCAACCATCTAGAGTTTGCTACAGTCTCGTTTGCCCAGATAGTACAAGGGTGATTACGGAACGCTCCCTTCTCTGTAGCATAGGGTGTGCCGTCTTTCTTGGGCAATGTGCCATAACCATGTCCCCACTTGTCTGAGGCGACTATAGAGAGCATCTGGCAGGTCTCTAGAGGCATCTTGACAATGTGCTTGTCAGGTAGTGCAGCAGCAGATTTCCATGGAGACTCATCGGTGACAAAGATGTTCATTCAAANNATTCAGCGCGAGTAGCGACTTCAGATTTTTGTTTTACCTCAAGTTGTTTCATGTCATCTCCCGTACCCTTATCTGGCATAAAAAACGATTCAGTAAATCCAATCTTACTTTTGACTGAGGCAAATTTTTCTTTTCTCCATTGCTTGTCAATAGAACCTAGTTGTTCTGCAGCAAACTCACGAATTAAACGAGTCAATTCCATTTTATTGCATATACGAATACCAACCCAATTGTAATCAGTAATCTCACGGTAGAATGATACTATCTCCTTTGTAGTATCATATGGATTACTTGAGATTTTACGAGTGTAACCAGTCTTAGGGTCGCGAAGAAAAAATAGTCTACCCCGAGTGTGACAAAGATACTGATAGCGATATTCACCAGCACGATAATGATGGTCGTCAGAGAACTGATGAATGTAACTTATAGGATTTGCTTCACCATCAGTCAAACAAATAACATTGACTTTACTCACACGCTCAACCCTCTTAATGGAATTTACGATGTTATTAGTAAGATACACTGCCTCAGCAAGAGGAGTTCCACCAAGGGTATAAGGACTATAGTGAGTAAGTCTATACCCACACATAGCAAACACTTGAGTATAAACAAGTTGCATAGACTTCTCTAGAGACTTTGAATTCTGACGCGAAGAAAAGAATTCAAAGAGACGGAAGTCTGAAGCAATAGCAAGTTCACCAGCATTCTGATTTATAGCAGTACTATCAACATCCTTATATCCAAACCCAGACTGGAAAGCATATACTCTAAAAGGAATGCCACATTTTTTACAAAACCAGATTAGATTATAGGTTTGCTTCAGAGTGTCAAGCAACTGGTACTGCATTGAACCAGACCAGTCAATATACATTACGAGACCATGATTCTTACCTTCGGGGATGACGGTGACTTTCTTAAAGATGTCATCGTTATACTTGTATGTGTGCAGTTTGTTAGTATCAAGAACACCAGTCTTAGAGGTTGCAGCACGGCGATATTCGTCTGCAGACTTCTTCATTTCAAACTGCTTACACAAATAGTTGACAGTCTTCTGAGTGTCTTTCTTGAAAGTATTGTAGTGGTCTACAGCATATTGAACATTTACTGCCCAATCATTATGACGAGTATCATCGTAGAAATGGATATTCAAATTGTCTTGAATTTCCTTGCAAGGAACAATATAATCATCAATTTTAGGATTGGGTATATTAAGATACACCCATTCCTTTGCGTGGTCATCCACAAGAGTTTCTAGTGCCTGAGCAAGTGCTTCATCAGTAACAGATTTAGTTTCATCAGCAACTTGAAAAGAAGGTGTTTCAAGGTCCGCATTATCTTTTTCACGGTTAAATGCTTCATCAAGCATCTCTTCATGAGTCATCTCCTCACTATCTTCCTCACCGTCTTGAGAAGATGAATCAATTTTTTCTTGACGGTCTGCTTGATTACTACCATCAGATGTTGATGGCATCATCATATCTTCTTTTTCATCTTGCTTTTCACAGCAGTATTCAAACAGTTCTTTAGACAGAGTAATAACGTCTTCAAACGTTTTAGTATTTTCTGTACGTTCAACCCATACCATCTCCTCAGATTTAAATGGGATGTTAGGATTACCCTTGAAGTAAAGATTGATACGATCAATCAGTGACAAAGTATTGGGGTCATCATTTTTTACACCGAAGAAATCTTCTTCCCAAAGTTCACCATACCCCTCAAAGAAAGACTTACGAAGACCAGGATATGTTCTCTTCATCATACGCTCAATACGAGCATCCTCTAAGACATTCACAAATGCCTTCGAGACATTACCGAAGTCTACATTAGGTGTATATAGAGCATGTCCCACCTCATGTCCCACCAGAAGGTCGTACACCGTATTAGAGGCAGTCTTCCAGATAGGAAGGATAAGCAGACGTTTATCAACATCAAAGCAAGCAGTAGACACTTTACGATGCTCTACCGTCAGGTTTTCTGTAGCAAGCAGTTTGGCAAGAGTGCCCTTGACTTCCTGAGTGTTCATCCGTCTCTCTTGGTTACCCTGTAATTATAGCAGAGATTCCTGCTGCTGGATAACCGATGGGACACTTTCGTCACTGTCCTACAAGCATTCCTTTCTCTTGCATGAAATGCAGCGTGTCATGCATATTGCCAACATGCTTATATCCCAAAGATACTTGAGGATAAGTCGCCCCTTCGCCAAATTCATTTTCAAAAGAACGTTGAGTGAAGTGATGATTAAGTCTATACTCCAAAAATTCTCCGCCAAGAGATTCTAATAGTGCTGCCATACGCTGACACTCTTGACTTCCATTTGAATAGATTACTGCTTGCATGTGTCTTCTTTGTAAGTAATGGTGATTTGATTGTATACTTCATCTCGATTGTCGCTGTTATAAACACGACACCGTTTGATATCAGCATCTAATATATTTACAACATTACCTAGTTGATGCTCAACTACAAATTTCTTGAAACCCTCATCCATCCAAGATTTATTGGATCCTGGTGCGTTAAATCCTTCCATTGTTCTTTTTCACCCAACAAGGTTTACATAACGAATTCTTATATCTTTTCTCGGATGGGACATAGCATCCAACCTGAGGTGTTTGATTCGCTGGAAGCATTTTACCACATCCAGAGCATTTTGTCTCCCACATTT